CCAATTAAAGGCAGTCCGTTTCGGGTCTTTTGAAAAGGGACCCTCATCAGGCGGCTCCTAAGCGCCGTAAAAGGCGGGAGGCAAACGCGCGCGAATGTGGTACTCATCATCAGGTGAGACCTCGTGCAGCAGAATCAGCCCGGTTTTGTCCTCGCTGTTGGGCTTATGGCCCGTGGTGCGCCACACCAGCTCGTCATACAATGGCTCAAGTAACGGCCTGTAGAGAGCTTCAGCGTTGTTCATCACTTCACCGATGTGAACAACGTCGCCCAACTCGACGCCGAAGCGGTGGGCGGTGGACCAATCACTGGTATCCAAGATGGTCATTTCATCAATCCCGCGCTTGGCATCCCGTAAGCTGCGCAAAGCACTCTGGTGGTACTCGGCCTGCTCACGAAAATAAACGCTAATGTAAGGGAGATGAGGAGCGTAGGCAGCCGCGCGGGCGTACATAGCCTGTGCTCCGACCTCATGAATGCGAGTGCGCTGATCTTTACCACAAAAGTTCCCCGCAGTGAGTGCGTAAGGAGAAACTGTGAAAGCAGCGTTCATGACGTTCCGCGGCAAAGAGGGAATGAAAATGTGGGTGGGAAGCCCTCCTTCGCAAAGGATCTCATAGCCCGTGAACGTCACGGACCCTCTCTTGTCAGCGTGGCCTTGCCGGATGATCTTCATATCAAACCCGGCCTTGGTCCACGCGGAACGTAATTCGCAGTCTAGGCGGTCCCAGACCCATTTGTCGGTAACAACGAGACTGTCGTCACCTTCAAACACACCCCGATACGACACGCGCGGCAATTTTTCCCGGCATTTTGCCTTCCAGCGCTTGGTGTCGTATGAGTCCTCCGCGACCCAGCAGCTCCGACCCCCCACCATAGTGCGCTCGAAAGAGGACTTAGGCAGATGGGTTACTGGGCACTTCCAGTCGACAGGCTGGTCGACGAAGGAAACATTATTGTTCTTAGGGTGACAAGGGTCGTAAATTTGGTAGACCGGCTTAAACAGGGACGAACTAAGCTTATATGTGCGAGACTTCGTAGCATCACGGCTCTTGGATGAGAACAGTTCTTCGGGCAACTCAAGCAGAACGCTTGCCCACAAGACACAGTTCACAAGGTGATTAAGACACGAAGTACCGCGCTCCCCGGAGGGCCGCACGGCGTCACACTGAAACTTATGGCGACTACCGACCTTGAAATCGATCACGTTGCCGCTGGGTTTTACTACCCACTTCTTCAGGGTTCTGAAATCCAAAGAAGCGAAAGCAGCATGAAAAGGCAGATCGCCC